TCTGGTAGGTGTACCATCGATGATCACAAGCAGTACATTTGCGGCCGCGAATGATGTATTTAGGTGTGGTGTTGGTGACGGTCACATAAGTGCGAAACGCTTCGCAATTAGGGCATCGAGTTTGAATTGCGGGCATCTTCTAGATCCTGTGCCATGACTGCTGCGCTACGCAGTATTGTGCTGAGTTTGATTGGCCGCATGTTTTTCCAGCAGGCATACCTAATTGCATGACGGAAACCCATACTAATGTTGCCGTCGCCTAGTTTGCGAGCAGCTTCGATCTCTTCGCGGCTCATGCGGATGTTGACCGTAAGGTTGCGGCCTTTGCCGTCAGGCTTGCGATCGTTTAACTTATCAGCCACTGCATGTACCAATTGGCTTTGCGCAAAGACTCTGTGCCTTGCTTATGCTTTTCACGCCAGACATATTTGAGCACATTGCCTTTGCAGTAACCCCGGAACTCTTCCGGGGTCAGTGCTGCCTGGATAGCCTCGATGCACTCAATGCCGCCTTGCGTGTAGTGCGGTGGGTGGTTGACGAGGTCAGTCATCCTGCATCAGCTCCATAAGCCGGAGGATGTGCGCAGCAAAGGCAACATGGGTCATGACCGCATGGGTGCCCGGAGGCACCCTGTAACTGTCACGCCACCACGCATCAAATGCTGCTTTAATGGCGGCTTCGTTCATCAGAATGCAGCCTCCTCAGTCTTGGTGCGTGGCAGATACTCGAACCGTTGCACGTTCAGCACATGCTTGCTGCGCTTGGTACCTGACTCTTTATCGGTCCAGTCTTGACGGCGGATGGCACCTGTAACCATGATGCTGTCGCCTTTTTTGCAGTTGTCGGCAATCATCTCGCCGCCCTTGCCCCAGACCTCTACATCAATGGCATTATTGATGTAATTGCCATCTTTGTCTTTGCCTTCGCTGATGCCACCACCGAAGTTGCAAACACAAGTGCCAGAATCAAAAAACTTAATTTGCGGTTCGCTAATAATACGAACGACGCCGGAAGCATAGAGGCTCATGGGTTGATGGGGGTAATGGAGTTGGATTCTTCAAAGGCCAGTACATCCGCTATGGGATACCTGACCCGCGACTCGCCAAGTGGTAAGCCGAACCGTGGGACCGTGTAATAAGACGGTCCCTGGTTACGCAGCCGCTGGGATTTGATGGTGCTTGGCTTCAAGCCCCAGCGTGCTGCTAGCTGTTCAGTCGTCAGATACAAGGTCAGCCTCCTTTTCAAGCATCTGCTGCAGCAGCTTGTCGTGCTGCTCTTGCGTCAGGTCGCCGTCCTCCAGCCGCTTTGCCATGCGCGGTTGCAGGTCTTCAAGGTCCTGCAGGCTCTTGGCCTTGGCGATAGCGGCAGCACCAGCGGTAAAGGTCTTGCTGGTGTCCTTGGCCTTGACAGCAGGCAGTGCCGGCGCAGCCTCAGTGGTGACCGTTACAGGCTCTGCCGCCTGGTCCATCTCGTCGGTGGTGTAGACGCCGGACATGTCAGCAGGGAAAGCCTTACGCAGCGCCAGTGCCTCGGAGCATTTGGCGATCATCGCGGCGGGCATTTTGGACCACAGCCCTTGGCCGGCGTTGTAGTCCGCAAAGCGAGCAACACCAACGAACGGGTGCTGGCTGCCTTTGCGCCAGATGGTGGTTTTGGCCGCAGCAGGCGGCTTGCTGCCAAGCCACACGTCAGCCCAGCCGCCCTCTTCGCCACACCACTCGGTATGGCTGCCGTCAAGTTGCCCGGTGCGCTCGGCAATGGCACGGAGGCCATCAATGCCGGCTTGGATGGTCATCTTGCCGCCACGCTTGATGGCGTAGATCTGCTTGCTGAACGGATCTAGCCCAGTGCGCTGACAGGCATAGGCAAACAGCCGCAGCTCGTCGTTGGTGCAGCCCGGTGCAATGGTGCTGCTGATCAGTTGGACCTGATCAGGGGTCCAGGTGGTGATTGAAACGCTGGTCATTAGAAGGTCTCAGATTGGATGGGATTTGTCGCCCACTTAGGCAGGCTGATGGTCTGGATGATCGTGTCGCCATAGCCCGGCCACACATTGGCGGCATGGCATCCGGCGATCACGTCCATGCCATTGTCCCGCATGGTCCGCCCTAATGCAAGGGCTTCAGAGTCCAGCTCGTACACCGCGACGGCGTGGGGGTAACTTTTCTCGACTGCCACGAACACAAACCGCTCGGCGCCGTGCAGGCCAGCGAGGTAATGCGCTGCCTGGATGTGGTATCCGAAGGTTGCCACGCTACGGGCGAACGCCTGCGGGCTGGCGTCGGTGGTGGTCTTGATGTCCACGATGATGCTGCCCTGATACCAGTCCGGGCGGCACTTGCAACGCATGCCGGTTGCTAGGTCATCCCACCAGAACGACTGCTCGGCTTTGCCCTCTTTAAGCAGTGCATACGCTGCAGGGTGTGCCTGCACCGCAGCGCTCATGCCCATGGCAAGCGCCATGTCGCTGCTGGTGACTACCTCGATGCCCTCGGCCTCCATGGCCGCGGCTTGCTCCTTGCCGGCTTTGGTGTTGCGTGGTGCGCAAATGCCGTAGCGGTTCAGCAGCTCCTCTGGTTCAAGGATGGCGCAATGGGCAAGGCTGCCCAGCTTCATCGCAGCGGTGGGCTCAACCGACTTGCGGTTGGGGTCAACGTACCGGCTCCAGTAGTGGTAAGGCGACTGCATTACCGCTTTGAGGTGACTGGCGCTAACGGCTGGGTCTGCGTGATACTGCTCGTTGGTGATCATTTCTGCCTCAGTTGTTTGTGAATCAGGGTCTGGGGTCCGAAGCAATGCAGTAATTGCGGGAACGCCTGCAGCAGAGTCTGTTGGTTGCTTGGATCAGCAACCAGCCCTGCATCGGCAAGGCGCGAGATGAACCCGCCGCCGTGCTGCTTGGCGGTCTGAAATGTCCAAAAGTCGTCTGATGTCATGGGTAGGATGGCTTTGGTAGGGATGACGGGGGCGTGGCTGCCCCCGTTTTCTTTATGCCAGTGCCAGACGGACGCGGTAGCGGCTGATGTGCATGTGCTCCGCAATGCGGCGCTGCGACCAGCCATAGCCACGCAGCCGCTTGGCGCGTTGCTCGGTTGACTCCGTTGCCCATAGCAGCACCAGCAACGGCAGCAGCAACAGGACAAGGATCAGGGTCAGTGTGGTTGTCATGGGTGGGATCTGTGGTGCAGGCGGGTTGCCTGCGTGGTCACACTATACCACCGTGGTCATCCATGGTCAACCGTTGGGCATCCTCAACGCTGCGTGCCACGCCAGCAATGCCGCCAGCGGCCTGCACCGCATCCAGCCACTGCTGCTGCTCTGGCCGCAGCCTGCCGGTTGGGGTCTTGACTTCAATGCTGAGGAACACAGCCACCTGGGTGCCGACCATCTCCTGGGTGACCGTGCGCGTTGTCCAGCCAATCAGGTCAGCGCTGCCCTTGCATAGGCCGAACTGCACTGGGCGGCCGTTGGCATCCTTAAGGGTGCCGGTGTTGTTGCGAAAGACTTTGGTATCACCGTGGCTGATGGCCAGCCGGATCTCCTGCTGAATGCGCTGCTCGCTCACACGAAGTCATCCATCCACATCTGCAATGCGCAATCTACAACATCACTAGCATCAGCATTTTGGCCATTCTCTTGCAGCCTGTTAACGTATCTTTTAAGTTTTGAGTATGTCATTGGTCTAACATACCACGCGCATTGCTTCCATGTAGCTCTTTTGCTTTCGCCATCCGACGGCTTCAGCCCCCGTAAGCCAATTGCCTCTTTTTGTTCTTTACCGTCAACTTCAATAACTTGGGAATCATACCAAGCTTCAACTAGCGCAGATATGGCGTCAGGAAGTGATACGCCTTCAAGATTGAGTGAAAATGTGTAGCGGTTCATTTGACTTTGCTCCATTGTCCTTTGGTTTGACGGGCGGCCATGACATGCTTTGCCCATGCCACCGGGTTTTTGTAGCCTCTTTGTTGACCTAGCGCAATGAGCTGTTGCAGTGTCTGCGCGCTGCCCTGCTCGCGGCGTTGCTGGCGTTGCAGCTCCTGCAGCTCACCCTCAACCACCTTTAGCTCACGGGTCTCCTGCGGCGCGAACACATGTCCACAGTCAGGGCAGACCTGCGTGGCGCTCATGCTGGTTGCGAAGCATACCGGGCATACCTTGACGCTGGGTGGGCGGTCGCTATCCCGTTTGGCGGCACCGTCCAGGGTCCAGTCGCGGTCTTCGAGATGATGCCCGAGCCGCAGCGTATTGCCGACGTGGTCCAGCACGACGGCGGTCTTGCCTGCGGATGGCCTCAGGCACCGGCCGATCATCTGCAGGTGCAGGCCGACCGACTGCGTTGGCCTAAGCAGAATGCATCCCCCGACGCTTGGCACGTCTACGCCTTCGCCAATAAGTGAGCACGATGTAAGCACCTTGATGCGACCGGTTCCGAGTGCCTGCAGTAGGTCTCTGCGCTGGTCAGTGGTCATGGTGCCATCAATGCTGGCGGCTGCGATCCCCTGGCTCATAAACAGGGCAGCCACCGCCTCGGCATGCGCCACGCTGCAGCAGAATGCGATCGCGGTCTGGCCCGACAGATGCTTGCGGTAATGACTGCAGCAGTCACCCATGATGGTGCCAACGCGCTGCTCGGCCTCCTTGGTGTCAAAGTCACCCATGCGCTTACGCAGGCCGGTGGCATTGAACCCCGGCGGTGCCAAGACACGAGCACTGGCGAGGTAGCCGTTATCAGTCAACCATGCAGCACTGGGTCCCTGCACCATGGCCTCATAGTGGTCGCCAAGCCCGCGTCCGTCGCCTCGTACCGGGGTCGCTGTAACTCCTAAAACGTGCGCTATTTGGAAATGGCAAATGACCGATGCCCACTGACCGGCATTGGTGTGGTGCGCTTCATCAACCACCAAGAGCTGAAAGAACTCTCCCGGCAGTTTGTGCAGCCTGCGGGCAAGAGTCTGGACTGAGGCAACCTGCACCGAATGGCTCAGGTCCATGCTGCGGCCTGCTGCAATGCGGCCATGACTGACACCCATAGCCGTGAGACTGCGGCTGGCCTGGTCCAGCAGCTCAGCACGATGCACGAGGATGCAGACGCGGTTGCCCTTTTTGGCGGCAGCTTGGGCGATGTAACTGAAGCACACCGTTTTGCCGCCGCCGGTTGGCAGGACTGCCAGGACCCTGTGGTGCCCTAACTGGTACTGCAGTCGGATGTCAGTGATGAGTTGTTGTTGGTAGGGTCTTAATTGCATGATTGGGATTTGGATGGGGTGCTGCGGTTATGTTGAGCTAAACACCTAAAAAATGTGACAAGGTAAACAACCGCAGCAAGAGTGTGAGCCTGATGTTATGCAGGTGTAAACACCGCAGAGCGGCATAGCTCATTAAACAACATCACGCTCGATTAAGTATTGCCTCATTGCGTGAAGTGTGGTTGTCATAGCTTTGCGGTAACGATGTCTAAAGGTAATAAACTTTTCATGCTCAAACCGATTGAACTCGTGTAATTTTTTTTTGCTTGCGCGAGTGCCAAGTTCAGCTATGACTAAGTTCCTGAAATGATGGTGCATGATATTTGACCTAGCCGTTCCACCCTTGAAATGATTTGGCCGCTGCCGCAAAAGCTCTTGCATCACAAACTTAACGCCTGGGATTTGGCCGTTAAATCTGCGAGCATTTCCATCGCTTTTTACAAATGCAGCCCAAAGGCTTAAGCCATAAATATGCTCATTTTGCTTAGCTTTATAAGACTTGAGAAACCAATCATTGCAATCTTTTACTAGGTCAGGCGGCAACAATTTCGCGGTCATCCGTTTGTGAATAATTGTTTGCACCGCTATTCTTGCATTTTTGATATAAACCTGAAATGCGGGGCAATTTTTGGCTTGATAGTCACAGCGAGCAATGTTAAGCCACTCGTTCATATCCTTGATTTGATCATGCGCCCATTGGATCCGCGGCGGGTAGGCACTGCGTGGATTGAAATACTGCAGGCCATCTAAGCCGCGATGTTGGATGATGGTGTAAATGGTTTTAGCGTCAATCTCGTCCGACTTATCGCCCATCTTGAGCATGGCGCGCCACTTAGGCGTCTGCGAGTGAAACCAAAGTCGAATGGCTATGTCGCGGCGTTCAGCCTCAGTTTTGATGGCAGTCAGCTCCTCATAGGTAAACACCTGCGCAAGACTCCTGGCCTTTGGCTGCATGTGCGCGTTCTCGATCACGACTGCATCCCCAGCCGAAGCAAATGAAAGCGCTGCAAATTGTTCTGGCATCACCTTGCGGTAATTGCCGTCGCAGTGCAGATGGAAGTAACCAGACCCGTAATCACAGCCCCAAATACGCTGGCCGATATGGATCGGCTCGGGTTCTGGCGTGCACTCCGGCTCGGGCAGGAAACTGATTTGCTCCATGTGGTGTGTGGTGTGTGGCGGGTGACTGCCTAAACAACGCCGTGGCGCTATGCAGGCCTAAACCCGCCTTGCTTGCATACGGTAACCGCCAAGGCTACGCTTGTCAAGCACCTAGCCGGCAGCCGATGCAGTTAGCCCGACCATTTAGCCTGCGCCTATCGCCAGACCAGTTGCAATGGCTGGATTCTTGGCGTGGTGACCGCATGTCACGCGGTACTGCCATCCGTCTACTGCTGCAGCAGTCCATGGAGCTGCATGGCCGCGGCCTGCTGCCGGCAACCGGGCGCCGTGAACCATGACCAGCGACCTACTTGGGCAGCTAGCAGCGCTGCCACGCCACTGGTCCTATGTGGCAGTTGACGGCCAGAAGCGTCCGTACATGGACAACTGGCAGAAGGATTTCATCACCCGCGCCAAGCTGGGGCAGGAACTCAAGTCCGGCCGCGCCAAGGCGATCGGCGTCTGTTGCGGCACACCAAGCGGTGGCCTGCTGTTTGTGGACCACGATGGCAAATCCGCGTCCGGGCTTTTTGATGACTGGGGCATCCCGGTTAGCTCATTGCCGCCATCCTGGACCGTAACCAGCGGCCGCGACGGCCGGTTTCAGATCATCTACCAAGTGCCAGAGCACTATTGGGCAGAGATCCGCACTCGCAAATACAAGACCGGCGTCACCGACAGCGAAGGGAAGCCCGAGCAGGTTGAGCTGCGCTGGGATGGTTGCCAGTCCATCGTTGCCGGCGCCCACCCGCTCACCTCTGGCTATAGCTGGGTGCCAGGGCGCTCGCCTGCCGATCTGGACATTGCCGAGGCACCTGCCGACCTGATAGCACGCATGCTGCGACAGCCCGTGCAGGCGCCGTTGCCGTTGGTGAGTGCTGCTGGCAGCGATGATGCCACCCGTGCCAGGTCATACCTCGAAGCGCTGCAACCCAGCCGTGCTGATGACTATGACCAGTGGCTTGAAGTGGGCATGGCGCTACACAGCGTTGATGATGCCCTCCTGGCGGATTGGATCACATGGTCTGCCCAGTCCTCCAAGTTCAAGCCCGGTGACTGCGAACACAAGTGGCGCGGCTTTAAGTCCGGCGGTGGCATCACCCTTGGCACCCTTGGCCAACTAGCCAAGCAAGATGGCTGGCGCGGGCGGCAGCAACTGGAGCCTGCCCGCCGTGAGCGGCCGGCAAGCAAGCAGCCACCGTCAGCGGTGAACCCGCAGTTGCAGCCGATGAATGCTGCAGAGCTGCTCAACCTGCTGCGGCACGGCGACAGCGCCTACCGCTACAACACCTTTACTCAGCGGATCGAGGTAGACGGCGCACCAATCGAGGGCGCCGAGCGGTTTTACCTCACCCTGGCCGAGATGGGTTACAAGGTCTCCAAAGAGGTCGCCCTGGACTGCATTGTGCAGGTGGCTAACGAGTCGCCTTATGACCCGGTTGTCGAGTACCTCGACCGCGTTGCAGCCACGGTGGCACCTGCCTATATCGAAGCGCTGTCCACCGCCTACCTGCGCCCTAGTGACACACCAGGCACCATCTACGACGAGATGCTTAAGCGCACGCTGATCGGTGCTGTTGCCCGTGCCTATAACCCTGGCTGCAAGCATGACTCGGCCTGCGTGATCATGGGCGATCAGGGCGCCTACAAGTCATCGTTTTGGGCATGCCTTGGCCATGACTTTTTCAGTGATGCCTTAGGTGACATCAGCTCCAAAGATGACCTGATGGTGTTGCATAGGTCATGGATTATGGAGTGGGCAGAGCTTGACCATGTGACCAATCGCAAGCACGCAGGCCAGGTCAAAGCGTTCCTATCGCAGGCGATTGATATGTTCCGTGTGCCGTATGGTAAGGCAACCGAGGCATTCCCAAGGCGCGGAATTATTGTCGGCACGACTAACCGCACGACCGGCTTTTTGGTCGACGAAACTGGCAACCGCAGGTTCTGGGTCATACCTACCACCAAGACGCAGGCGGACCAAATTGATACCGCCGCGCTATTACTGGAGCGCGATGCAATATGGTCTGCCGCTGTTGCTGCATACCGCGCAGGTGAGACCAGCAGGCTGCCAATGCAGTACGAGGTGAAACTATCCGAGGAGAATGAATCCTATGTGGTTGATAACCCTTGGCAGGCTGAAATTGAGGACTGGTTGCGTAGGCATGGCGAGATTGATCTAACCACTGAGAAGTTACTTACGGAGGCCATTAAGAAGCCTGTAGAACGGCAGACCAAGGCGGATCAGATGCAGGTTGCGGACGTGCTTAAGCGGCTCGGGTACAAGCGGTACCGCAGCGGCAAAGGGTCAAGCAGGGCATACGTCTACCGGAAGTAGTACCCCACCTAGGTGGGACGGGTACCCCACCTCGGAATCGCCCAGATGCGCTGCGGCGCAGGCGATGTCGGGCAGGTGCCCCACCTGTCCCGCGTCCCACCTCGGTCTCAAACTTCCCTACGTTCCCTTACGTGTCCTTCTATTTCTTTATTTGTTTTGATATAGGTGGGGTTAGGTAGGGTACGTGGGGAACAGCCGCTCTGTGACTGGGTTTTGGCGGTACCCCACCCCGTCCCACCTTGCCTTTAGGTGGGGAACTCCCTTACGGTGACTGGATGAAAGAAGTCAAAGTCCGTTTTGAGCCTGCAGACCTCGTGGCGCTGGACCAGCAGGCGGCTATGGCAGGCGTCAGCCGGGCGGAGTTGATCCGCAGCAGGGCGCTTGTTGCGAATTGCGACAGCGGCCTTACCGTGGCGCGTTACCACCGACTAGTGTCCGACGCGCTGGCCAATGTGCGTGGGGACATCCCACGCCGCATGGTTGAGCAGCTTGTCGCTTATGTCATTACATGGATCTCATCAACATCTCAGCCAAGCAGCAACCCGTGATCAACCGGCTCCATGACACCATGGAGCACGCGCTTGCATACGCCGCTGCCATCCGCGACAATGCACAAGATGACCAGCAGCCCATCCCGGCTGAACTGGTCAGCTCGTTTGAAGCCGATTACTACCGGCTCATCTCCATCCTTACCGAAGCCGCCACATGAAACTCATCACCACGCAGGCTGATCTCAGCTATGCGCTACGCACCATTGCTCCAGCCATCAGCACGAGCAACAGCCATCCAATCCTGAGCTGCTGCCTGATTGCTGCCGATGGCGCAACCATGACCGTCACAGGCTTCAACCTGGAACTTGGTATCACGGTCTCCGTGCCAGCAGCCATCGACACCGCTGGAACCGTGGCGCTGCCGTATCGACTGCTGGCGGGTCTGGTAAGCCGCATGGACGACGGCGAGCCTGTGACCCTCTCAGAGGGCGCTGTGAGCGCCTCCAGTGGCTCGTACGGGCTTGCCGTGGGTGATGCAGCCCTTTACCCCGCCATGCCCGTTGTAGAGGCTCCTAGCGCTGAGCTGGACCTGACCGCTGGTGCGCGTGCATGCATGATTGCCGCTAGCACCGACAGCAGCAAGCAGATCCTCCAAGGCATCCACATGGCAGCCGGCTTCATGGAAGCCACCGACGGCCACCGCATGATGCGCGTACCCGTAGCGCTGCCGGACGGCATTGATTTGATACTCCCTGCTACCACCATGAAGCTGCTGCAGGACCGCACGGTCACAGTGGCTGCAACAACCGGCCAGGCGGTGATCGATGCCGGTGATGGCGTCACTATCTACAGCCGCCTCCTTGACGGCAAATACCCAGACGTAGCAGCGCTCGTGCCCACCAGTTTTGAGCACACCATGACCATGGACCGGCACCGCTTCACCCGTTGCCTGGAGCGTGTCGCGCTGATCGCAGAGGCGCATGACTCAATCGTCAAGCTGGTCGCCGCTGCTGGTGCGCTGGCCATCACTGCCGAGGCCGATGCCAACAACGGCAAGGAGCTGATCACCTACGAAGGCACAGCCGCAGGCACTTGGGCGTTCAATGTCCATTACCTGCTCGATGGTCTTAAGGCCATGCGCCAAGCGGAGACTGTTACACTGTCGGCCAATAGTGCAACAACGCCGGTCGTGCTAACGCCGACTAGCATGACAGAGCAGACGTATCTCATCATGCCAATTCAAATCCGGGAGTAATACAATGGCGCGCAAGTGCAACAATACAGAGTCAGAACAGCGCACAAATGCTGTCTATGACTTGCTCTTGCGCGCTCACAGTAGAAAGCAAATCATTCAGTTTGCCGCA